ATTACACCTCGACACGATTTAACTGTACCATCAGTATTAGGAGTACATCTAACATAACAATAGATATCCAACTTATTGTCGGGGTCAGAATCAACAAGGCGCACTTTGTTGCCTTGGGATGCGATAGTAGCTTTAGTAAGCTTTTCATTAGCCGTTGAGGGGCTAGAGGTTTGACTTGAAGTAGATTGAGACATTTTTCTTTATCCTCAGTTTTTTAAGTAGAATTCATTTTTTATTTTTCGGTGAACTACTAAATCTCTTTAAAATTTTTCGATACTTTCTTTCATGATTTTTTGGAGATTTGGCTTCAGGAAAATCACTGTCATCAGAATCCTCGTGTTCACTGTCAGAAGATTCTGAAGAATACAAGTCATCTTGTGTTATAAGCAATTTGGGTGTATCTTTTTTATCCCTTTTCGGAGATTTATACATATTTTTTAAATTCTTAACTGTGAGATCGGGTAAATCTTCATCAGAAGAATCTTCGTCATCGCTCATTGCTCGCCTATATTTAGTTTGTTCTTTTTGATTTGTGAAAGAACTAAATGCACCGGTAAATAATTGTTCGTGTTCCAAACTATTTTTTAAATCAACCATCTCCTGTTTTTTTGTTTTATCTACTAACCAGTATTTTAAAGATTCTTTACCCTCCACGTTTGGCATAGGTAATTTTTCTCCGCCGAATAAATTTATTTGAGATTCTAAATTCGGAAATTCATTGGAGTCTGGATAAGTTACCAAAATATAATGTTCGTTATATGGTTCTATTGAAATATGTTTCGTGGTATTGTCCATTTATTAATCGTCATGCTCGTACTTTAAATAAGATTTTTAGCTGTGACACACGATTTTAGTGATGTTTTGAGTCTATGTACGAAAGTATACTCGTCTCGTTTCCTTTTTAAAGTACGGTGTGCCTAGTAAACTATCGAATAGACAATCCAAACAGATCCGTTCCTTACGGGTTTCGTCGATAACATCCTGTGCGCATAAATCACACGGTAGGTATTTTTTACGTTGCCAATCGGCCGGATACCTATTTGATATATCTGTTTCAGTTATAAGAAATATTGATGTCAAATCTTCGGATTCATTAAAATTTAATAAATTCAGATCACCTAGTCTTTTAATCAAACAATCGACACATATTCTGTACTTGTCGCCAATATGCTTAGTGTGATCTAAACATACTATACACATTTTCTCCCCAGTATGTTTATTTATATCAAATCCTTGTTGAAAAACTTTACTATCACTTAAGCGCTGTACCAAGCAATCGTAACAAATATTGTGTTTTGAACTCATTATTGTGTGATGAAAACCGCAAACTTGACAGTTTAAATTTGACGCTCGACGAGTAAAGCGACGCCTTGGTGAAAGTAAACTTCTACGTCTACGTAAAGGTGGAAAAGTTTCTTCAAAGCTTAGATGTGGTAGACCAGATGAAACTTCATCATCTCGACCGCGACTTATTCGAGATAAAAGCGGTTCATCAACTGATGAAGTTGGTGTATCGTTTTCGACTATTTCGCTCATTTATACTTATGATTTATGAAAAGTGGTAAAAATTTAAACTAATAAATGAATCATCTAAAATCATATTTCATGATGAAATATGATATGAAAAATAATTTGTAAAAAGTTTGCATTTAGAGCACTGGGAAACCAAGAGCACCACCCGAAATACGGACAATGTTATTGTTCACAGCCGTGACGACAAACTCGAATGTCTGGGCCTGGCAATAGCGCACATTGTTCACCGAAGACTGACTCTCCAACTCGGTTGCGTTGGGAAACGTGCCGCCGCCGACGGCGGTAATGCCAGTAGGAACCGACGTAGAGCACGAGGAAGTGTACTGCACACCAGCGTTGGCGGCGGACTCACCAGTGACGTTGTTGCAGTTCGGCTCAAGAGCCGCCTCAACAGCTGCCTGGGATGGGTTGACGTACAGAGAAACGTTGGTCAACTTACCGTAGTTGGTAGAACCCATCGGATCAAGGTTGAAGAAGTCCAGCGAGTACGAGTACATGTGGTAACCCGTCTTATCCGGAATCGTCGGTGCCTTGTAGTACGGCTCCACAAGAGAGTAGAAGTCCGAACCCATGTTGGCGAGACGATAGGTGTTTTCGTACAGCAAGGAGGCCGCCGCGACCGGATCAAAAGATCTGGCGGTCGTGATAAGCGTACCACTCTTAGCACCACTCAGACACTGAAGCACTGGAAGAGCTGGGTGCGTGGTGTAGTTACCGTGCTCGCAAGGAAGAGTCTTGTTACGCACAGCGAAGAACAGGCACTTGATGGCATGCGAGAAACGGATGTCGTACTGCTCTGGCGTGTTAACATTGCGAGGGTTGAAACCGCAAGGAGGAGCTGTCTGCACCTGCTCGATAAGAATATCGCGAGGAGCACAGGCCATGCGCTTACGCTCATCGTTAGACACAATAGCGTAGTTAGCCCAGACGGACACTGAGCCCAAAGATGGCTCGGCGCCGTTACAGAAGCGCCAGTTAGGCTGCTGCACCGCAGCGTTGTTCGCAATACCGAACTGCAAGTTCACATTCGAGTTGGTACCAATACCCTGACCGGCAGGACGCTGAGCAATGTAAGGAACAACAGCGCTCAAACCATTGGCAGTGTCAGAGGCATACTGAGCTGCAAGCTGGTTCAAGCTGTTCGCGTTCAGGCATGTCGACTGCATAGAGCCATAGGCGACAGCTCCTGCAGCAGCGCCGGCAATGGTTCCCTGAGTGATGGTGGCAGCGTTGTTGGCCGGCTCGTTGGCAACTGGAAGCTGGCAGCAATCGGCGATCAACAGCTCGTTCAGACGACGGAAAGTGAACTGAATACGCATGTCATTGTACGGAAGAGCAGCGGTTGGCAGAGCAACACCACTATCACGAGTGTAGAAGAATGGCAGAGGAATGTTAAGCACAGCGGCTGGGAGCGCGTGCACATTACCAAGACCAGCGAGCTGACCGATGTTACCAATCATATTGTCATAACCGTTCTGCTTGGAAGCCGGGGTGGTGAAAGCCGCCCAGAAATCAAGGTGGTAGTTATCGAAACGAGCCGCGACAAGATCGTTAAATGTCAAGCAAGCCTCGCGGATAAGGGCGTGACCCAAGTTACGAGTCCAGCGAACAGCGCAGCAACCGATAAGGGTTGAGCCGTCAACCGGTGCATCCGAAGTAATGCACACTTCAGGAAGCTCGACACGAAGCCAAGTCTGAAGCAAGTAATCACCGGCACGGGAAATCTGAACAGACCATTCAGAGCCGAAAGCTGGGGACCCACTGCATTTACTCAAGACAACAGGAACCTGAGTGAACCAGGTGGACTTGCGAGTTTCGCGGACAAAGTAGGCTGTCGCAGCGCGACCACCATACATATATTTCTCCTGCTCGTCGTACGTAGCAAGATCGATGAAACCTGAGGTAAGATTAGAAGAACATAAAGATGCCATTGTGTTTATTACCAGCAAGAAAAAATTTATAATTTTTTTTTTCGAAATCGATCTATAGAATTTAAGTTTTAATTCACAAATGAACGAATTAAAACTTAAATAGGAAGAAGTTATTCAAAATGTCGAAGAATGAGGTCGATATATTGGAATTACATCGAAAAATTCTCGAAGATTTTACGCATGATAATGACCAGTTACAAGAGTTTAAAAATAAATTGGCGGCACTAAACACAATCCTCGAGAATCCTCAACTTCTTCATAGTACTCGCGCGATGATAGCAAGCACTAAAACACAATTCGCGAAAAAAATAGATGACATTGAATCATTCATGGGAACAGTTGAAGAGCCAGATGAGGAGAAAATAAAATTAGTTAAACAATACCTGAACATCATAAAAAAATATAAGTCAAAGGGTATACCGGTGGTTATTACAGAGAAATCGGAAACAATTTGTGAAAATTGTCAAAAAACCGTCGAAAAAATCGACGTAGATGGATTTTCTGTTTGCACTAATTGCGGTAAAGAGGTTCAGCTTGCTGCTTCGTCCTCGTCGTATAAAGATGTGGAACGCGTGAATGTCGGATCTAAATACACATACGACAAACGTATACATTTCAGAGACTGTATGAACCAATACCAAGGAAAGCAAAATAGCTCAATAGCACAAGTTGTGTATGATGCATTAGAAAAACAATTCGAGTTACACGGACTATTGATTAAGTCTCGTAACCGAAATGAAAAATTTTCTAAAATCACAAAGGATCATGTGTTATTATTTTTAAGGGAAACCGGTTATAGTAAGCACTATGAAGATGCTGTATTAATACATTACACTCTAACTGGTAAGAAACCTCCTGACATTAGTCAACTAGAATCCAAAATTCTTTCGGATTTTGATCAACTAGTAGAAACATATGAGAAACTTTTTCAAGATAATTTTAACGGGGGTGGAATGAAACTAAATCGTAAAAATTTCATCAATAATCAGTACGTGCTGTATCAATTGTTAACACGGTATAAATTTCCGTGTGACATATCCGAATTCAATATTCTTAAAACTGTTGAAAGAAAATCTTATCATGATGAAATATGTAGAAAGTTATTTTCACATCTTGGTTGGAATTTTGTATCAGTTTTCTAGATAGCTTAAAAAATGACATGTTTTTGAAAACATGTCATTTACGAAAGTTCAAATTATACATATGGTA